ACTTTGATATGTTCTAAGGTGGCTAAGAAATCTTCAAAGAACAGCTCAAAAGCTGCTGCTTCTGCGTCTGTTTGTTCTGCTTGTTTATCTTTGCGATTCTGTTTGTACTCAGGATAAAGTTCTTTACGATAGCTACTAGAGCCTTGATCACACGCCATGATAACGTGCGAGGCTTTGTAACTTTTCTTTAAACTGTTTACTGTACGAAGGTAATCTTCTGCAAAATCAGTTGCGCCACTATGCTTATAGCGAAAAGCTAAGTTTAGTGAGTCAATGATAAGCAATATATTTTCTGCTTTTGTAATTTGTTCGAATGATTTCATTATATATTTTCGTTGTTAAGTATACATTATACACTTTCAACTACCAAGTTCAAGTCACAAATTGTGGTTGCTCATACTTGAGCCAGTCTTCTAGGAGTGCTACATAGAACTCATGGGTTTCATGATTGTAGTATAAGCACCTGTAAGCCTGGCTATTGGGCATATCATCAAAAGCCACAAATACTTTACTTCGGTCAAACTTAAAGATTAACAGTGGTTTTTTAACTACTTGCTTACCTTGACGAACAGTTTGTTCCCAAAATTCTACTAATTGTGGCGTTTTTGATGTTAATAAATGTGATGTTAAATGATCTTCTGCATAACCTTTAACTTCTACACACCAAAGGTTAGTTCGGCCAGGTACGTATAAATCGCCCTTTAGCAGATGTTTAGGGTCTAGCGCACCAGAGCCAGGTACTCTTTCCCACCCTAAACCGGTGTGTTTTTTCAAGAGATCACGTACTGTGGTTTCAGTACGCGCACCCTTGGCTCTAGCGTCTACGACCATTACGCTTTGGAACTTTTACTTCCAGTTTCCACGTCGCTGGGTACTACACCTTCCGCAGGAGCTTCCTCAACCAAAGTTTCTATTACTGGAGCTTCTACTAGTGAGGTTTCTACAACACTAACTACTACTGTAGCAATATCTCCAGGCGCCCATGTAAACCGTTCACAAGTATTATCGTCCCAGTAACCTACTGTGTTAGTGCAACTAATAGTCTGTACTTCTTCTGGATAAATAAAGTCACCTAAGTGAATATCTAATAAATTGCCTTGACGAAGAACCGTAGCAGGGGCAGTAAGTTCTGTAATTCTAAAATATGCTGACATATTATACCTCTATTTGTGAAATGTTATTTTTCTTAATAACATTTATTTTTTCTAGTAGTGGATGGCTAAAGCCGTGTGAAACTAGAAAGGTGTTTAAGTATTCTTCTTGAAGAAGAACTTCGACTAATTTTTCCTTGCCATCCACATCTAATGTTTCAACGGTTTCATCAAGGATCAATAAATTGATGCGAGAACTTGATAGTGATTGCATTAGTTTGCGAATTGCTAGTAGTGTTGCTACGTTTACACGAGCACGTTCACCACCACTTAATGCTAAAATATCAATGTCCTTGCTGTTATCTGTGATAACTACGTTGAGTTTATCACTAGAGCTAATACGAAAGGCGATTTGAAATCTGCCGTCCGATAAATCTACTAAGTATTGGTTAGTTAATTCTTCCAAATCTTTAACCAAACATTCAATCTTATATGCCACTAAACCTGTTGTAGAAAATGTCTTAGATAAAATATTAACAAGACCCATCTTTTCAGATAGTTCATGCATATTTCCTGAATACTTTTCCAAGTCTTCGTTCATTTCCACTAATTGTTTTGATACTATCTCTACACGGGTATTATGAGCATCTGCTTCACGATTATGCTTTTCAGCTTTGGTAATAGCAGACTTTAATTCTGTGATCTTATGCTGTAATTCATCAAATTGACGCTGTAGATCATGTTTGTCTAATAAATCTTCTGGTAAACTGGTATCAATTAATGCATGATACTTTTCCCACTCTTCATTTGCCTTAGTAGCTTTATCATACTCTAGTGACTCAGACTTTACTTGATTTTGTTTGGCGGCATATTCATTTATATAAACACTAAGTTCATCAAATCTGGATTTAGCATTAGCTTGTAACTGTTGCTGCTCTTCCAATAAGGCTGCAATTTTAGTCTCATCAATAGTTTGTAGGCAAGTAGGACAAGTACCAGATAAACCGTTCATTTTTTTAATAAAAGCCTGTGAATCATGAATACTTTTATTAAGTTCAATTTGTTCAGTACTAGCTGCATTAGCTCTATCTTTTAATTCTTTGCTTACTGTGCTAGGAGTTTCCGGTATAGGAAATAGTTTTAAACCACTTTGAATTTGACGATAAGTATTATTTTTAGTAATCTTTTTATTAGTATCTTCTAAACTAGTAATTTTACTAGCTAAATTAGCTTGAATACTAATTTCGTCATCAGGGGTAGGGGGTACTGTAACCAAAGATTTAAGAGTCAAGTCAGTACTGCCGTATTTATCAAGCCAGCTGTTAACAGTTTTAACTTGAGACTCTACTATGACTATTTCTTTTGATAATCCTTGAGCCACTTCTTTGAAGATTTCCTGAGCTCTGGTATACTTTCCCAGGTTCAGTAATTCTATAAGGAACTTTTTTCTAGCTGTGTCTGGCGCAGTAAGAAATTCTAAGCTAGAAGCACTTGACTGGTACACAATTTGTGCAAAAGTCTTGTGATCAAAGCCTACAATTTCTTCAATCATCTTATAAGTTGCGGTAGCTGTATGCGCCGAAATATCATTACCAGATTTGAACAGTTTAACACCTTGCGTAGTTCCACGTGTAGTTTTAATTTCATAAGCTACACCATCTTTGTCAAAGTCTAGTTCAATTGAATAACCTTTGTCTTTGACATAACGATTAAGAATATCTGCCTTCTTGATTCCCTTGGAGTTTTTGTTGAACAAGACTTCTTCCAAGATCAAGGCTACACTAGATTTGCCGTGCCCATTTTTACCCACAAGTTGTGTAAGCGGGCTATCTACAAAACTTACTGTATTATCTTTACCATATGAAAACGCATTAGACCAACGCAACGTTTTTAAGGTAATCATTTTAAATAATCCTCTAGCTGTTTTAAGCCGCCAACATGCACACCATCTATAAATACTTGTGGTACACTACGTGCGCCTGGCAGTCTTGCCAAAAATTCTTCTTTGGTAATATCAATGCCAAGCATTTTTACTGTGGTTTCAATATTTGCTGCATTTAATATTGCTTTGGCTTGTGTGCACGCAGGGCAATTTGATTGAGACCATATAACTGCTTTACTGTTCAAATTTGTCGGCATAGTTTTGCATTTCTTTGAGTACGTTTTCCACCGTTTGAGGCGGAAGTTCTAGTATAAAAGTTAAATATTCTGATACTTCTTCTGACATGGTCATAGTAGGTTCTAGAATAAGTGTGGATTCTGTGGCTCGCTTGATAACTTTTTTATCAATTAAATCTGAGTTTTCTAGATTAGCCAACTCAGCCATATCACCCTCAATCTCATAGATTGTATGATGGTAGCTGGTAGCCGGTTTTTCATCATATACGCCAACAGCTTTACGAATAAGTTGTGGCAACTCTAGCTTTAGCCATGTATGTTCATGAGTAGCAGTATCAAAAAGAATAGTTCCAGTGTCAACTGTATGTCTATGAAAACTAGTAGTAATAGGACTGCCAGGATAAAGAATATTTCTCTGGGAATTTTCATATGAATGTAAGTCGCCAGCCAACACAGTTTGCCAACGATTGAAAATATCCAGGTCAACTTCAGGCTTTACATGAGGTGGAATTTCGCCACGTACGTGAGTGCACAAAACTTTTTCCACAAAACTAAATTCTGTTTTTTCAAGTTCTTTTAGTTTATTATAGGGAATGAAATCAACGCCATTATATGTATAAAAGTCGTCTATGATTGTGACTAAGGGATTAAGCCGCGCAGTCACAACTTTTAAATTTGTTAAAAAAGTTGTGTCTTTTTTAACAGCTTCATGATTACCTGGATAAATGATGGTTTGTACATCACAACTAGAAACAAAATCAAAGTAAGTTTCTAGTTCTTCCATATTAGGAAGTTTATCAAATATATCACCACCTACAACAAATAAGTCACACTGTTTTTGCTGCTCTCTGAGCTGTTGCCAGAGCATATTAAAGCGGTTTTTAGCCCACTCGATAGGTACATTTTTTTGGCCTAACTTAATGTGCACATCCGCCGTGAATAGTATTTTCATATTTTATGAGGCAAAAAAGCCCGGTAAGCTTTTAGGTTTACCAGGCTAGTGTGATTATTCCAAGTCTTTGACTGCTTCTTTTTCAGCATCAGATTGAGCATCTTCGCCATCTGCACCAGAAGTAATTTTTTCTAGTAGTGCCAAAACTTCGGCTTCTGTAGGACGAATATACTTTTCGTCAATAGCTTTTTCTGCATCAGCCAACGCACGTTCTGCTGGAGTCAGCTTACGCACTTTGCAACGCAAAACTTGCAGTTGGTATTCAACGTTAAAAGCCAGCGGGCCAGTTTTAACACGCTTGAATACCACATCCCAACCTGTATCGTAATCTGTTGGATCGCCCAAGTCTTCTGCTGTACTAACGATTTGTTCGAATAGTTTTTTCTTTAAGTTCAGAGCTTTGACTTTACCATCTTTAGGGTCGATACAGTTAATAGAGTAACTCCAAGAGCACTTAGCATCTGGAAAGAACTCTTGAACGTGATCTTTTTCAAGATTATCAAACTTTTCTTTGTCGCGGCTAAATGCCAAGCACTCAACCGGAATATCTTTGTTGTTAGAACCTTTAAGCCAGTACACATAACGTGGCAAAACGCCACCAATCAATCGTACTGTATTTTCGCCATCTTTGTACTCAAAAGCATCTACTTTGTTAGACTGTGCTTTGCCTTTGGTATTTTTGAAGCTAATTGCCATTTGTTAATTCCTCGTATTTGAATTTGATTTGTTTGTTTGTAATTTCAAGCAATGGATTTGATTCCAATGCGGGTAGGTTTAAATCGCTAAAATAGGTTAGATCTAAGTATTTAATTCGGTGTGTTTTATATAGTGTATAATCTCGTCGAGCCGATAATCTTAGATACTGCGCTAAGTAACGAATATCTGTAGTTTTGTCTGTGAAAAAGCCTTCTGGGTTTAACAAAAAACTACTGCCTGCTAGTGATTTCTTGATTGGCTTATAAACGCTGTGCTTGTGTTTTGCTATTGTTCGTTTTTGCCAATGAAAGCGGAGAGCCTGCAACATATAGTCCGGGTCACATAAAGTTTCCTGTTCTAATACTAAAATGTCAAAAAATAATGTAGTCATTTCTTCTCATTTAGTAACTATTATATCATTTTGGGCAGTGCAAGGCAAGTGAATTTTTCATTAAACTGAAACAATTTCCCAGCCTTTACGCATATAAAGCCCAAGCCTATCATTATTCTGTTTTTTATCAGCGAAACCAGAGAATTGTATATCAATCACTAATGGATTTAGTTTACCTTCATGTAAGCGCATTACACGACCTACAATTTGTTCAAGTAAGCTATCGTTTGACATAGGTACTGCTAGTATTACGCAGCTTAAGATGTTAACAGATATACCTTCTGAAAAGATTTGCCTGGAGCCACATACACACTTCTTTTCTCCACTAAGGAGTTGTTCTTTGGCACGCTGTCTTTCTTCAAGCTCGGAGCCGCCAACAACCAACACACTTTCGTCACCAACATATTCTGAAACTTTCTGTAAAAATTCTACTCTGTCTGCAATAACTAAAACACTGTGTCCTGCCGCCATTTGCGTTAGGGCTACACTAGCAATAAAGCGGCGATAATCATCGTTTTGGGTAAGATCATTGATCTTTTCCACCCAAGTTGCACCAGGTTTTAGGATTAAACCTGGTTTAATAATTTTAACTACTGGAGTTAAGGTATTAGATTGCGGCGGTTTGACAACGTGTTGCCCAAAGTAGTCTTGAAATACAATGTGCTTTTGGTCTTTACGCACCATCGTGCCTGATAAGGCAATTCGATACCTGGCGTGGAAGCTATCAATAATAGCAGCAAACGTGGTGGCAGGACAGTGGTGGGCCTCGTCAAGGATAACACACCCAAACTCCTTAGCCAAAGATACACTATGCTTAACAAGGGTCTGTACGTTAGCGATTGTGATAAAATGGTCTTCATAGTCTAGTTCTCCGCCACCAATAATACCTGGCCTAATGCCAAATAATATTTCTACTTCTTCTGCCCACTGGTCTCGTAATGCCGCTGTATGTGTAATAACGAGCGTTTTTTGTCCGAATTTGTGTGCCAAATGTAAGGCAGTGAACGTTTTTCCCCATCCGACAAGAGCGTTGATAAAAACTGTATCTGCCACTTCGTCGTATACAACTCGCTGTTCGGGGCGAAGGGGGAATTTGGGATTTGGGAAAGGAACTGGTACAAGAGTGCGTCGGTCGATGATTTCATAGTTTTCTGGAATTAGGTCTTGTCGTCCTTGTGGAAGCGACAAGATACCTTTGGCTAGTAGTTTGTAGTTCTTGATTGTTTCAACTGCGGCAAATTTTTTGCTACCAGTGTCTTTTTGAATTTTATATGTTAGAGCCTTGATAATGGCTTTGGTTTCAGGCACGCCTGGATTATCAATGTATATTCGATTTGATATTACTGCTTTGGCCATTAAATCATTCTCCAACTTTCATTGGGTTTGTCAGTATATAATCCGTAAAAAATGTAAGTAAGACCACACTGTAAAACTGCTGCGTACTGAGCATCTGGGT